CAAACCAGAGTGGACTCCTTTTGACTCTTACGATAACCCTATCGAAACTAAAACATGGTGGGGTAAACAGCTACGTGGATTAGTACACTTTGGTACACTTGCACTTGGTACAGTTGCAGCAGCTAAGGCAGCCGCAGCTACAGGTCTAGTTACAATACCAGCTGGCCTAGCCGGTGTAGCTAGCAGTAGTCTTGCAAGAGGTGCAGCTATAGGTGCTGTGTCCGACCTTGTATCTAAAGAGTCAGACGAAATGAACGCTATGGGTGCATTGCGTGAAAGATATGGCTGGTTTGATACACCACTAGCTACCAAAGACACAGACCATCCTGTTATGATGAAGATAAAAAACATCGTAGAAGGTATGGGCATAGGTCTATTTTTTGACGGACTAGCATACGGCCTAAAGAAGGGTAGTAAGCCAGTACTAGATCAGATATCTGCTAGAAATAAAAGTATAAAAGATCAGACTATCAAAGCTGGTATAGCACAACTACGTGAAGGTGATATACAGTTTAGAGCAGATAAAAATGCACCAGTAGCTGAACCACATCAGGGTGCACACACATCAGAAGTAGAACCACAGAAGGCCAGAGAACAGCTTTCACGTACACGTAATGAATGGGGAGCTGAAGAAGGCTCTACAGGTTCTGTAACTACACCAGTAGAACGTGAACGTATAGCACTCAAAAGTGGTCTTGACGATCAAATGGTTGAGCGTATATATCAAGGATTAGTTGGTTCTGATAAGTTTGCTAGAGATCTAGCTGCTGCAAAAGGTAACAGAAAGTTACTAGCACAAACATTTAGAGAAGCTGTTGAAGGGCATCAACGTATTACACAAGGTAGAAATGCTGCGGACATGTCTGCATCAGAATATCTAAAAGAGTTGTTTGAGACTAACGATGTTACAGATGGTGTTGAAACATGGACAACTAAGAATGTAGTTATTGCTGACTTAGTTGCTGGTACATTACTTAGACAGCTACGAGATACCGGCATAGCTGGTAGAGAAATAGCTGATATTGTAAACCTTACTGACATAGATGGCCCAGCTAAACAAATCGTAGATACTATGCTAACTTTGATGTATGAAACAAAGAAAGCAAGATTTGTAAAATCAGATGACTTTAGAAACTTTGGTGCTGGTAAGTCTCGTAAACAAGCAGTAACAGAAGCTCTAGCTAAAGAACAACAGGATTCTAAAGATGCTATACTAGCTGTCCTAAACATTGCTAAAGAGGGTGATGATGACATGCTACTTGCAGTCTTTGAAGCTTTTTCTATGATGAAAGATATAAACTCTGTTGATGACTTTGATAAGTGGGCAAGGACATTATTGTATGGTGGTAAGTTAGACCCTAACGCACCAGACCGTACAGGTGCTCTTATACGTGAGCTGCAAGGCGTAACTACACATAGTATTTTATCTGGCCCTAAAACACCAGTTCGAGCTATTATGGGTACAGCCAGTGCAACTTTCTTACGTCCTATATCTACAGCTTTTGGTGCATTGATACGCTATCCATTTAATGGTGATGCTGCAACAGTTAGAGCTAGTCTAGCATCAATCAATGCGATGATAGAAGCTATACCTGAGTCATTTGATTTATTTAGAACTAGACTCAATGCTTACTGGAAAGGTGATATATCTAGTATTAAGACTCGTTTTAGTGAGTTTACTCGTGGTGATAACAACTGGGAAATACTACGTAGATGGGCAGAAGATAGTGGTCGTGCAACTGATGGAGAAAAAGCTGCGTTCCGTATAGCTAATATGGCACGTCAGATGAATAATAATAACTTACTTACTTACTCTACTAAGCTTATGGCAGCGACTGATGACTCGTTTGGCTTTATACTTGGTAGAATGAAGATGCGTGAAAAGGCAATGCGTAGAGTCCTTGAGTTACAAGGCAATGGTATCCAGACACCACAAATCACTAGGCAGCTTATGAAAGCATACCAAGATGATTTCTATGGTCAGATCTATGATGCTGCCGGTAACATTACAGACGAAGCACTTGACTTTGCTAGAAAAGAAGTTACACTAACACAACCACTAACAGGCTTTGCAAAGGGTCTTAACGACGTATTTGCAGCTACACCGCTAGCTAGACCTTTTTTCTTGTTTGCAAGAACAGGTGTAAACGGACTAGCACTAACAGGTAAGCATACACCCGGTTTTAACTTTCTTGTAAAAGAGTTTAACGACATAGCACTAGCATCAGCAGATGATTTAGGAAGTGTACGTCAATATGGTATTACAACAGCTGAAGAACTAGCTAACGCAAAAGCTTTACAAACAGGTCGATTGGCGATAGGTTCTGCTGTAACATTTATGGCAGCTATGGCTTGGATGCGTGGTGATTTAAATGGTAATGGCCCTGTTGACAGACAGAAAAGACAGATGTGGCTTGACGCTAAGTGGGAGCCTAGAACTATAAAACTAGGTGCAGTACGTGTTGGTTACGATCAGTTTGAACCTTTCAACCTTATTATGTCTACAATTGCTGACGTAGGTGACGCAAGTGAACTTATGGGCGAAGAGTGGACAGAAGGAGAACTACAAAAGATTTCTCTTGTTATTGCACAGGCGATTACAAGTAAGTCATACCTAGCTGGTATACAATCCTTTGTAGACTTATTTGGTGGTAGACCCGGTCAAGGGCCACGTATTATAGCATCGCTTGCTAACAATACTGTACCTCTTGCTGGTTTACGTAATGAACTTGGTAGATTATTTACACCTTACATGCGTGAGATAGGCTCAGGTATTATGATGTCTATACGTAATAGAAACCTACTTAGTGAAAACTTAACATACCTCAACCCATTTGCAAAACCTCTAGCAGTCAAGTATGACATACTTAACGGTAGACCTATTCGAGATTGGGACTTCTTAACTCGAATGTATAATGCTGTAAGTCCAGTTTCACTAAACCTAGAGCAAAGTGCTGGTAGACAATTTTTATTTGATAGTGGTTACGACTTACGTTTGTCTACATTCTATGCACCTGATAGCACAGATCTTACTGATAGTCCTAGACTTAGATCAGAGTTTCAACGAGAACTAGGTCGAGAAGGTCTAGAACAACAACTTGAAAAGCTAGCTAGAGATCCTAAAATTTTAGCATCTATGGAGCAGATGTATGCTGATATAAAAGCTGGTAAACGTGCTGAGTTCAATGCTAGAGATTATTACCATAACATTATGATAGATAGAATATTTAGACAGGCACGTCGCAGAGCTTGGGCTAGGGTTACTATGAACGCAGAGGCTATGGCATTGATTGAAGAGCAAAGACAAAAAGTAATAAAGCAAAGGCAAAAGAAAATAGAAACTCGTAACATCCTCAACATACCTAAATAAATGGCACAAACATTTCGAGAATACAATGCCCCTGCCACATACCAGTTTACCTTTCCGTCCTATCAATCTTCTGATGTTAAAGTTCGTGTAGACGGTGATTTAAAAACAGCGGGTACTCATTATAATATTACAGGCTATAGTACTACAGGCGGTGGTACTGTAGCTTTTATAGACAACAGTGGTTCTGGTGGAACAAACCACACACCATCCAGCGGAGTCGTACGCATATATCGTGACACTAATGTAGAAGCAGCTAAGGCTACATTTACAGCAGGGTCATCCGTAAAAGCAGCTGACTTAAATAACAACACACTACAGCTACTATACAGGGCACAAGAAGAACAAATACCTAATCTTATACAGTCCTATGACATAGCCGATCAAGCTATAGAAACAAGCGATATTAAAGATGGGGCAGTTACTACTGCTAAGATAGCAGCTGATAACATTACAAGTGCATTAATAGCTGACGATCAGATTAACTCAGAACATTATGTTGATAGATCTATTGATACACAACATATAGGTCTTGACCAAATAACTAATGCGTTAATAGCTGACAATCAAATAGACTCTGAACACTATGTAGATGGCTCTATAGATCATGTACACTTAGCTAATGACGTAATTGATGGAGACAATATACAGAATGATGTTATCAACTCTGAGCATTATGTTGCTGGCAGTATTGATACAGAGCATATAGCGGACAGCCAAATTACTACAGCTAAAATTGCTAACACTAATGTTACAACAGATAAGCTAGCAAACAGTAGTGTAACTACAGTTAAGATAGCTAATAACAATGTAACTACTTCTAAGCTAGCAGACGATGCTGTAACAGCAGATAAACTTGCAAGCAACTCTGTTGTCTCAGCAAGTATTGTTAATGATAGTATTGTTGATGCTGACATAAATACATCCGCAGCAATAGCTGGTACAAAAATAAATCCAAATTTTGGTACACAAATTATAACCACAACTAATAATATAGTTGTAGGCGGAACTGTAGATGGCAGAGATGTAGCAGCAGACGGTACAAAGTTAGACGGTATTGAAACTGGAGCCACAGCAGATCAGACAGACGCAGAAATAAGAACCGCTGTAGAAAATGCAAATGATAGTAATGTCTTTACTGACGCAGATCATACCAAACTAAACGGTATTGAAACTGGTGCTACAGCAGACCAGACTAATGCAGAAATAAAAACTGCATACGAAGCTAATGCTGATACTAACGAGTTTAGTGATGCAGAACAAAGCAAGCTAGCTGGCATAGAAACAGCAGCTACAGCTGACCAGACTGCTGCCGAGATAAAAACTTTACTACAGTCTGACAAGTTAACTTTGTCTGAAATTAACACTACCTCTACAGATAGCAGATACTTTACAGAAACTGAACTTACAAATGGTGCTCTTGACGGCAGATACTATACAGAGACAGAAGCTGAAGCTAGATTTTTAAGACAAGATTCTACTGAAAACATTAACAGTGGAATGACTTGGAGTAACTCTGACTCATTTGTAGCTACTACAGCTGCTATCAACGCACGTATCTTAGACCTTGTTGATGATGTTGGTGGATTTACAGCTATAGCAAGTGAGCAGCATTTTCCTAACACAAACCCACAGGGTACTACAGGACAAGCAGCTATACTAAGTATACAAGCTGCGTCTACTACACTAACACCTAGCGGCACAACACTTACAATATCTAATGGTAACTTAGCTAATAATGCTAATATTACTATAACAGGTGTGACTGCTACTATACCTTCGGGCTTTGGTTTTCTAGTTGAGTCTACATCTACACTACACACATACTCATTTCATAGGTTAGTACCTGTAGCTACACAAGTCGCAACAGTTGCAAATAATATAACTAATATTGTAAATGCTGGTATAAATGTAGCAGACATCAATAACTTTGCAGATTTATATATTATATCTAGCAGTCAACCTACACAAAGGAATGATGGTACATCTTTACAAGAAGGTGACTTATGGTATGATAGTTCTAACGATAACTTACTTGTATATACAGGTAGTACATTTTCTATCATTACACCATCTCAGTCAGTTCTTGACGACGTAGCTATCGTATCTGGTGCTATAACATACAGCGAAGATTTAGGTCTAATTACTAATGCTGTATCTACAGGTAACTCTAACGGTTCACTTGATATAGTTGCAGATGTACTAGAAGATGAAATAACATTTACTGTTACAGTTATAAACTCTGGTGGTAATAAATATGTTATAGATGGTGATACATCAAACCCTGCTAAAGCTCTTACATTATATAAAGGTTGGACATATACTTTTGACCAAAGCGATAGTAGCAATGCTAACCATCCTTTAGTATTTAAAACAGACTCAGGTTCTTATACTACAAACGTAACAGTTACAGGTACAGCTGGTCAAGCTGGTGCAAAGGTACAAATTGTAATACCAGAAACACAGCCTACAGGTAATTTTAGATATTACTGTAGCGTACATGGTAATGCTATGGGTAATCTTATAACTGTTAAAGATGATCCACTCAAGACAGTATCTGACAACATAACTAAAATTCAGACTTGTGCTGATGACTTAAACGAAAGTACATCTGAAATAGATACAGTTGCGACTAACATTGCAAACGTTAATGCTGTTGGAACTAATATTTCTAATGTTAATAGTGTACATGGTAATGCAAGTAACATAAACAGTGCTGTATCTAATGCTAGTAATATTAACACAGTTGCTGGTAGTATTACCAACGTAAACTCAGTAGCCAGCAATATGGCTAACGTAAATAATTTTACTGAGAAATACCAGATTGCATCTTCTGACCCATCGACAGATGGTGGTGGTAACTCGCTAGCTGCTGGAGACTTATACTTCAACACTTCTGCTAACGAACTAAAAGTTTATACTGGTTCTCAATGGCAAGGCGGTGTAACAGCTACAGGTAACTTTGCTGCTGTTACTGGAAATACTTTTACAGGCGATAACATTTATAGCGATGGCGTACAAGCTAAGTTTGGTACAGGAAATGATTTAAGATTATATCATCACACAGATAATAATTCATACATTCAAAACTATACAAACGATTTATTTATTAAATCTAATGGTGATGATCTTGTTTTACAAGCTGCTGATGACATTCTTATAAGACCTCAAAATGGTGAAGATGGTATACGTTTAACAGGTAATGGATCGGTAGATATTTACTACGATGGCAGTAAAAAGCTAGAGACAACTTCAACAGGAGCAACAGTAACTGGACTAATGACAGCAACAACGATAGATGGAGCTGCTGGTGATAATTTACAACTCGACTTCGGAACACTTTAAATGGCAAAATTATTAAAATTAAGACGTGGGACTACCACGCAACATAGTAGCTTTACTGGAGCCGAAGGTGAAGTTACTGTAGATACAGACAAAGAAACACTTGTCGTACATGACGGCTCAACAGCTGGTGGTCATCCAGTAGCAGCAGAGGACTTGGCTAATGTCTCGTCCTCTACTATTGCTGGTAGATTATCTAACGACTCTATAGCAGTAAGTAAAATTGCTGCCGGTACACTACCATCAGACGTTAAAATACAAGATGCTAACGTATCTGGAAACTTAACAATAGTAAACGCAGACGTTACATCATCTGCTGCAATAGCTGGAACTAAGATATCTCCTGACTTTGGTTCGCAAGCAATCACAGCTACTAATGGTTTTTTATTAGGTGGAACTCTAAGCTTAGGCACAGCAAATACCGCATCTGGTCATTTAAACGCATTTGAAGCAATGACCTTCAATATCGACTCAGATAATGACGATACTAATAGGTCTTTTAAATGGTACAAAGATGGTTCAAGTGGGTCAGGAACTCAACTATTAGCTTTAGATGAATCTGGTACTTTAACTTTAGGTGGTCAAGC